CCGGTGGAACGGCTCCGACAATTACCACAACGGCATCAACAGGCGTGGACATTATCAGTTTTGTTTGTATTGCATCTGTCTGGTATGGCACCGCTGCACAGGCGTTCGCATAATGTTTGCTGCTAAAAACTTTTTCCTGACCAGACCGGCTGGCTTTTTAATCATCCAGCAGTTCACCGCATCAGGAACGTGGACTGCGCCAACTGGGGTAACAAAGGTTGATTACCTTGTGGTTGCGGGTGGTGGTTGCGGGGGGCAAGATTACGGTGGTGGCGGCGGCGCTGGTGGTTTTAAAACTGCTACAAACTTTTCGGTAACACCGGGGACGCCTTACACAGTAACAGTAGGTGCTGGCGGGGCATCTCTTCCTGCCGCAGCTTCATTTAATCCGGGAAACTCTGGTTCAAATTCAGTTTTTTCAACCATAACTTCTACTGGTGGTGGGTACGGTGGTAGCCCCGGCCCCAATAATCCAGCCTCTGGTGGGTCTGGTGGTGGTGGTCAAGGCAATTTATCGGTTGCTGGTGGGGCAGCGTCACCCGCTGGGCAAGGTAGTGCTGGCGGCACTGGTGGCGGTGCAAGTGTATTCTCAGGTGGTGGCGGTGGCGGTGCTTCTGCCGTAGGCGGAAATGGGTCTACTACTGCTGGTGCTGGTGGGGCAGGTACTGCATCTTCCATTTCCGGTTCTTCAGTTACTTATGCTGGCGGCGGTGGTGGTGGGTCTATTACTTTCTATGGTTTTAGTCCGGGCGCTGGCGGTTCAGGTGGTGGTGGTGCGGGTACGGGCAATACTGTTGCGGCAACCGATGGAACAGCAAATACCGGTGGTGGCGGTGGTGGCACTGGTTCTGATAACGGAACTAACTTTGCTCAATCTGGTGCTGGCGGCTCAGGCATAGTAATCATCTCCTACCGTGCGCCCAGTAAGATGGCGATATTCAACTCCTCAGGTATCTGGACTGCACCGGCTGGTGTGACTAGTGTTAGCTATCTTGTGGTTGCGGGTGGTGGCGGTGGTGGAACAGACAGTACAACTACAGGTATCGGTGGCGGCGGTGGGGCTGGTGGGTATAGAACGGCAACAGGTTTATCTGTAACACCCGGAACCGCATATACAGTGACGGTTGGTGGCGGCGGCACAAGTGGCAATTCTGGAACTACAGCGCGGGGAGGGGATGGTTCTAATTCCGTTTTCAACGCTATTACGTCAACCGGTGGTGGTGGCGGCGGGTCTGGAACTGGCGGTACAGACGGCGGGGCAAGCGGAGGCTCTGGCGGCGGGTCTGGCAATACAACAGCGGGTGGAACGGGAACTTCTGGTCAAGGTAACAACGGCGGCATTAACAATTCGTTGGCTTATCCAAACGCGGGTGCTGGCGGTGGGGGCGGCGCAAGTGCGGTTGGCAGCAGCACCACATCAAACGGTGGCGCTGGGACGGCGTCTACACTTAGCGGATCAAGTGTTACCTATGGCGGCGGTGGTGGCGGGGCGCATAGAAATACCGGAAGTGCTACCGGTACTGGTGGGGCGGGCGGTGGCGGGAATGGCGGTTTTTACGATGTTCCAACTAATGCAACTGCGGGAACTGCAAATACTGGTGGCGGAGGTGGTGGTGGTGGATCAACAACAAACGGCGGCGCAGGCGGTTCAGGCATAGTGATAATCACATGGTAAAAATCTACCAGCTATACGGCATTGAAACTGCGATGCAAATGTTGCGTCCTAATGCGCGTTGGGAGATCACCAATAGCGTGATAACCAAATGGGAAGATTACCGCGAAAAACCAACTTGGGAAGAATACAAGCTACGATGGACAAAATAAAAGCGTTTGAAGATTCTATTGATACGGTTTGGACGCCAGCACAGATCAAAGAATATACAGGACAGGAGAAGTAGATGGCACACTTTGCTAAAATTGAAAACGGTCTAGTAACGCAAGTTATTGTTGTAGGTAATGCTGATACCGCTAGTGCTGATGGAACCGAAAAAGAATACATTGGTGCTGCGTTTTGTGAGCGTTTATTTAGCGGCGAATGGAAGCAAACTAGCTATAACGGAAACATCCGTAAAAATTACGCAGGTATTGGCTACACTTTTGATGCTGTGCGGGACGCGTTTATTGCTCCGCAGCCTTTCTTGTCTTGGGTTTTAAATGAACAAACCTGTCGGTGGGAAGCACCAATACCAAGGCCGGAAGATGGGAAAATGTATCAATGGGATGAGCCGTCATTAAGTTGGGTTGAAAGACAGTAAGCAATGTTCGGATTTGAGTCCCTATCCGCTGCCGCCTTTGCTGATGATGCGGTAGATTCGACCGTAGGTATAACTGCGGTTACTGGAACCGGCTCAGTTGGCACGGCAGGGGTTTCTCGTTCTGTAGCTTTAACAGCGGTAACGGCAACAGGTTCGGTTGGAACTGCAACAGTAGCAACCCGTAGTTTTGCGCTCACCGGAGTAGCAAGCACAGGTTCTGTTGGAACCGTAATACCCTCAATAACGCAAAGCGTAGCATTAACAAGTGTTTCTTCTACCGGCTCAGTTGGAACGGTTACTGTAGCCGCACGAAGTTTTGCTCTTACTAGTGTCACCGGAACAGGGTCTGTTGGGACTGTTTTAGCTGCTCCAATACTTACTAGCGTTACTGCCACAGGTTCTACTGGTTCTGTTGGCGCTTCTACTAGCGCGGCTCTCACTGGCAATACTGGGACGGGTTCGGTTGGCACGGTAACAGTAGCCGCACGTAGTTTTGCCCTTACCGGAGTAAACGGTACAGGCTCGGTTGGGACTGTAGTAGCCACTGACACGGAGCAAGAAGACAGCGTTATAGCAACAGGTTCAGTAGGCTCTGTTGGAGTCTCAGTATCCCGTGCGCTTACCTCAGTTACCGGCACGGGTTCAGTTGGAACGGTAACCGTAGCGGCTCGTAGCTTTGCGCTTACTGGAGTAACCGAAACGGGTTCTGTTGGAACGGCTGGCGTTTCTCGTAGCCAAGCCCTTACTGCGGTTACCGGAACAGGGTCTGTTGGTTCCGTTGTATTTACAAAACAAGCTGCGCTTACTGGCGTAACTGGGGCTGGGTCTGTTGGGACGGTTGTATCTGTAAAGCAAGCATCTCTTACCGGCGTTACAGCAACCGGTTCAGTAGCAACTCTGTATCCAGATTGGGTAGAAGTAGACACGGCAGAAACTACAAACTGGGTAGATGCACAGTCAACTTACACGGTTGAAGATTGTGGGGCTTTTTCAAGTGCATCTATGGCTTCAACAACATTTGCCGGGAATATAATCACGCTTTCTAACCCAAACATATCTTCTGGTTGGGTTGATGTAGACACAACAGAGACAACAACTTGGTATCCAATAGCAGCATAAAGGATTAAAAATGGCTTCCACTTACAGTACAAACCTTGGAATTGAACTCATTGGCTCGGGCGAACAATCCGGCACTTGGGGGACAACCACTAATAACAACCTCGGCACCTTGCTTGAACAGGCTATCTGCGGATACGGCGCTGCGGCGGTTACTACCGGGAACACCACAACCATTACGATGCCTAACGGCGCTTCTGGAACGGCCCGGAATATGGTTATCAGCGTCACTGGAACAGGTGGAGCCAGCACAGTATTGGCAGTGCCAGATAGTAAAACCAAGATTTACACCATTTTTAATGGCGCTACAGGGGCTATTACTGTCCGCACAGTCAGCGGTTCTGGGATATCGGTTCCAACTTCAACCAAGGCTATTTTGTATTGTGACGGAACCAACGTCGTAGATGCGGTTAACTACTTTTCATCACTGACTCTTGGCGCGGCTTTGCCAGTAGCTTCTGGTGGTACTGGAGCTTCTTCATTGACAGCTTATGCTGTTTACACGGGTAATTCTGCTGGCACAGGGTTTACACCGGTTGCCCCCGGTGCTTCTGGTAATGTTTTAACTTCCAATGGCACAAACTGGGCTTCTACTACTGCTGGCGTTACTTCTTTTTCTGCTGGCACAACCGGTTTAACCCCTAGCACTACCACTACTGGCGCTGTAACACTTGCTGGAACTCTTGCTGTAGCCAATGGCGGAACAGGCGCGGCTACCGCAACCGCTTATGCGGTGCAATGCGGAGGCACCACTTCTACCGGGGCATATCAATCTGTTGCGTCTGTCGGCACTTCTGGTCAAATACTAACCAGTAATGGTGCCGCTGCATTGCCCACATTTTCTGAAAAAATTGTTCAAGGGACTGCGGTTGCAACCACAAGCGGAACTTCTGCTAATTTCACAGGTATTCCTTCTTATGTAAAACGAATCACAGTAATGTTTAGTGGTGTGTCTACTAGCGGGGTTTCAAACATTCTTTTACAGCTC